GAACAAGGATATGTGGCTAAGGTCCCTGCGGCTGGTCCGAGTTATACAGGAACCTGACATGGAGCCTGAATACCTTGTGGAGTTGGCATTGCAGGAGAGGAAGGTCGCGTAGGGTGCAGGAAGACCAGGCCCTCGCTAGTAAAGTAGCTGCCCTAGAACGGCGCATCAGGGACCTTGAGAGGCTGTTAACTCTCGGCTTGGCAGGTGATGGTGGTGTTGAGGCGACGCTCCGTCAGCATACTGTTCTGCTTGGGAGGTTGATAGGAGATGCTACCTTGGGCAACGTCCTCATGGGCCCTTTCCCGAGTACGCTACCTCCTCAAATGATGAGACGAGACGATGGGCCTTTCTACCTAGGAGGTACCATAGGTGTGCAACCTGCGGATGGCACCTTTAGTGTACAGCCGGATGTGCTATATGCCCTCCCGTTTCATATGGCCTCATCACCTAACTTTATGGACGAGATTGCGATTGAGGTTAGTACTATAAATGTGGGAGGCGCTGGAAATGCTCGCCTTGGTATCTATGAGGATGATGGTAGCATCTATCCAGGGCGACTACTTAAGGACGCTGGTACTACAATTACCGGTCTGCTAGGCCCCCACAAACTGACCGTGAATGAGTCGGCGCCAAGAGGGCTTAAATGGCTTGTCGTGGTGTTTGACGTAGCCGCGGAGCTCAGGACAACTGCCGTACTCCAAAGTGCTGGTAGTTGGGCCATGCTTGGAGCAGGCCCCGGTAACTTGAACTTCAACGCGATAGGTTACCAGGTGTCATTTGGTTATGCCGCACTGCCTGAAATCTATCCTGCTGGTGGTACGAGGCAGGGTTCCCTACCGATTGTGTATCTTAGTTTCAAGCCAGGTGGTTGGTCTTAGTAGAAGGAGGTAAGCCATGCTAAAGGCATTCATCGAGGGTCTGACTCAGGAGGGTGGGTTCTTACGTGTCCGCTCCGTCATAGCCCTCACCGTGATCGGCGTGTACGTCTACACGGTGACCGTGGGTTCATCAGGGGTAGTCCCTGTGGAGGATGTCAAGGAGATAACCCTCCTAGTGGTGGCGTTCTACTTCATCACACGGGCGGCGCAAGGCGCACTGGGAGGTAAGACGAAATGAGCCTCATACGCGTCCTAGACGCATCAGCCTGGACCAAGGATATAGCCGAGTCAGCGTGGTCTGGTATACGGTCCTCGGGCATCGAGCAGTTCATTCCGCAGATACACGGCTCAGGTCCTGGTGGTACAGGCCTCAACCCGTACCTCAAGCAGCAATGCGAGGGGGCCCTGGCGGCAGGCATCACCGTTCACTCAGGGTACACCTGGCCCTCATGGCGCTGGCCGGAGTGCCTCGACTACTGGCGTAAGGAACTGTCCGTACCACTACTAGGTATCTGGCTTGATGTTGAGGCCGGAGCCGGTGTCCACCCCGACCAGATTGAGGACCTTAGGGCTATCGGCGTCGAGCCCGGTATCTATGCCAGCCGAAACTCCTGGTCGCGCATCATGGGTGCGGATACCCGGTTCCGAGATGTTGCCCTATGGGTAGCACACTACCGCGCTGGCCTCTGGCCGACTACACTGCGCGAGGGAGACGTACCGTACCTACCGAATAGCTGGCCGGAGGAGTTGGTGGTCGGCTGGCAGTGGATGGGTACGACTACCCTACAGGATGACCAGTTCGACCTTAACGTGTTCAATGGGGCTTGGCCAACACGGGTCGCTCCACCAGTCGATGAGGAGGAACTAACCGTGGAACAGTACAAGGAGTTGTCAGGGCTGATACAGACCCTGACCGGCCGAGTAAGTGGGCTTGAGGCGGACGTAGCGGGCCTTATGTCAGCACCGAAGCCACGACCAGCACCCGCACCTACGCCTAGCCGTCAGTCTGTCATCGTTAAGGGCGGTGACACTGCCGGCAAGTGGTTCAAGACAGAGGGTGCCTTGCTGCGCCTGAACCCGGAGTTCCCGAGTGTAGCCCACGACAAGGATAACCACGTCATACGGCGCTTCACGCCGTCCCGCGACTGGAACTTCATTATACCTGACGAGCGCCTGTTCACAAGCTAGAGCCAGGTGGCGCTCTGATAGGTCTTGAAGGGCACCTCGATACTCGGGTGGACATGAGCTAGCTCGGGCGGAAAGTCTACCTTGCCGTCCACCAATATCTCGTCGTGAATCTGTAGGGCTTCGTCCATACCGTACTCATCACATAGGAGCATCTGCCGCTTAACTGCGTCTGCCGCGCTGCCCTGAGCACCATAGTTACGGCCGCAGCGTCCTATGTGTCCGAAGGTTGCCTGACCCATGCCTGGCAGTCTGCACTTGCGTCCAAATACGGTTTCTACATACCCGATGTATGGCGCCTCACGTGACTGTGCCTCTAGCCACTCGGCCAACACAGAGTACAGGGCAAGCCACTCGGCAACGTAGGCCTTACACACAGCCGGAGGCAACCCCGTACTAGCTGCCAATGCCCGTGCACCACCCCCGAACGTCATCTCGAAGTTGAACACCTTAACACGCCGTCTTGCTTCCTTGTCATCGAGTGAAGTGTTAGGCCAGAGCCGCATTTGTGTGGCCGCATGGATGTCGTCCCCATCTTCGTAGGCCTTCAACATTACAGGGTCTCCGGATAGGTGGGCGAGCATCCGCATTTCAATCTGTGTATCGTCAAGGCTAGACCATGTGCCTGTGTCCGGTGCAAATATCTCCCGCATGAGGGCCGGTATGTTCTGGAGGTTGCGGTCTGATGACTTGAGCCGGCCTGTTGATGTGTCCAGGTATAGGTGAGTATAGGCGCGGTCATGCGGGTGAGCGATACCATCCTCGTCCAGACCTAACCAGGGTACTACGTAGTTGCTCTTGAGCTTAGTAACACCTCGGTACTGTCGGACGATAATCGCCATAGGGTCATCCAACGCCTTGAGGATGGCATCGCCTGTCATTAGCTGCCGCTTAGATTTCGTGAACGGTAGGAAGCTGCCTCTGCTGGCTAGGATGAACCCTACCTGTTGAGGACTGCCTGGGTTGAACCCTTCCTTCTCGCAGACGCCCTCGTAGAACACTTGCCGTTCACTCAGCTTTTTGTACCAGTCCTTAAGCAACTGGGGACGGAGCTTGATGCCGCGCTGAGATATACGCATAAGCAGAGGCATGATACGAATGTCCACCTGGTAGCACTCTTTCATGGCCTGGGTCACTGTGTGCGCTGTGGGCGCTCCTGGGTCATATCCAGATACGATATTTGGGGTGTAGCGCCAAGTGTGGGAATCCGCACTCCACCATGCATCCGCGCCCATTTGGTAGTATAGGCGATAGGTGGCCAGGCAGTCCTTCATACACTTGAGGGCTGTGACGGACTGCGGTATATCCAGCATAGTGCAGCCCTTTGGTAGGATGTCCGGGATAGACTGTATCTCGTAGGAGATATACGCCCTTGCCATGTCCTGTAGCACAACCGATGGTAGGCCCTGTACATGGCCCATCGTGGCCGTATCAGCGATTAGTGGTTGGCGCTTCGGTCCTACAAATATTGGGCCTACAAACTCGATGAGGCCAGCGATAGTCGGAGCGGTACCCCCTAAGTAGTATTCCAGTATGGCCGTCAGGTCATAGAGGGCATTATGGAATATCTTGAGCGCGGGGCTTGCTAGGAGCCGCCACGCTAGACGTAGGTGCTTGGACGGTACTGGCCGGGTCGGGAAGTATACCGCCTCGTCTGCACTAAGGGCAAACCCGATGCCAATACACCGGCGGTCCTTCAGTGAGACCGTCTCGGTGTCAACCGCAATGACCGGAGGCGTCTCCTCTAGTCGGGCTAGGAGTTGGTCCTCCGTATAGTCGTGATGACCAAGGTATGCTAGGTTAGCCAACGGTTACAATCTTTCGAGGCTCGCATGGATGGTAAGCATGAGCCTTCCTCATCCAGTCCACGATGCGTGCCGGGACAACCGGAGGAAATGGGCCGAGTACAATTGTACGGGTGAAGAACCGCCGAGCCTCCGCCTTGTCTCCGTGTTGAACCCACCAGCCGTAGCTATGTCCGTCTGCCCAGGCTATGGCCCAACAAAGTTGGCCACTAGGCAGGGGGTCATATAGGATGTGCTCGTCATCCAAGGTCTATCCCTGACAAGTCAACGCGGATAGTCGTGCCCGTCATGCGCCGCTGTATCTCGTCGTACTCGGTCCAACCTAGCTCATCGAGTACGAACGCTTGGCCGGCTGCTCGGCACACACCCTCGCCGCCGTCCATTGGGGTGCCGTCGGCCGCATAGGGCAGTATGTCGAACAGGTTGTTGCCTTCCATGTCCTGGAAGACGAATCGCCTTAGATGGTATTCGGACTCGTCGATGCAGGGGATGATGAAGCCTATCTCGACCTCGCCTTGCCACTTGTTAGCTGTCGCGGAAGTCGGCATCAGGCCTCCTCCCTTGTGACTGGCGCTCCGAGTCGGGTATCTGAGTAACGCCGCGTGTGAGTGGCCCTATCTCGTCCACCGCCTTCTCCAGTGCCTCCAGTTGCCACGCTATCAGGTCGGCCCTTGTTAGGGACCGCCGCCTCGATGATGCTATCTTGCGTTCCAGGTTCTTCCATGCGGCACCGTATATGTCCACGATTATCTCCTTACCATCCGTCCGACTAGTTCCTTGCTTCTGACTTGGACCGCACCGGCAGCATGGGCTCGACGCCGACGCCAACGTACGGTTATGTCGTAGTGCGGATGCTGACCGGACTGCCCTAGCTGGAACCATGACCGCCTCATACCGATGCGAGCAGCGAAGTCGTGGAGTTCGGCTAGGCTACTGTCGCTGACTAGGTGACCCTTCGCATCCATGAGTATCATTAGGGTTCCTCCCTATGTGATATGTCTATAAACTCGTCGGCGTCCTGTAGCTCCTTGAGTGCTGCCTTCATCTTATCGATGAGGGCGGACATCGCGCCTACAGTCTCGGCGGTGTAAACCCTCCGTGCGAATATCTCCGCCTTGAAGTGCTCGCCCTCACGAAGCTGCTCGATTAGGTCCGCGGCGTACTGCTCTTGCTTGTAGGTAGGGGGAATCGCCGAGCCACCAGGGCGGTTCAAGTTAGGCTTAGCCACGGCCCTCGGTGTCCGTCTCTGCGTGCCTCTCAGCCATTATGGTGCCTCGCGCGTTCTTCATGTCGGGGAACCAGCAAGGGCCCGTGGGTATCTTGCCGTCTAGGAACCTCCACCTCAACCACCTAAACGTGTAGTCCGCGATGGAGGCACACTCGGGTATGTCCTTGTTGTTCGTCCGGCCCTTTGGCTCAAACGACACACCTATCATCTTCTCGCACAGGTCATCAAGGGGAACCCCGACCTGCAACAGTATGGAGGTCCAAATGCCTAGAATATCTAGCAGCCCACGTAGGGTGCTGCCGACTTTGCCGACCTTAAGGAATAGCTCCCCAGGCTGGCCGTCAGGATACAGCCCTACGATGATGTACAGGTCGGTGCTCCAATCGATGACGACGCGGTGCGTGACGGACGCACGCTCGTCCGGGAGTCGCTTTCGGATTACGCGGTTCTCCATTAGTCACGCAGCCCGCTAGCGACCTGTATCATCGTCTCCTTGTGGCGCTCCTCGCCTAGGGCAATCGTCTCGTCCCAGTCGAAGCCTAGCTCGTTCACCAGGAGACGTAGTTGAATGGACGCGTCTGCGGTCGCCGCTCGGGCCTCGCCGTAGTAGGCCTTCGAGCTAGAGGTACCGCCCTTGAGGGCTGCAACCGCGTCGCAGTGGCTTATGCGGTACACGGCCTTCTGCAGGTCACCGACCTGGTAGCCCAGGCAAAGCGCGATACGCTCCGCAGTGACCATGTTGCCTAGGACCTTGAGAGCCCTGTTCCTGATGTCACCTATCTTCTCCATCATAACCTCCAAGCTATAATCGGGAGCAGTGCTATTGTGCCCCCTATGAAACCTGCTACTGACATGAGGAGTACCAGCCGCGCTCCATACCAGTTAGGGCCCGCCAGAGCCCCTGTTACAAGGGCAAATAGGAACGTAGTGGCCAGTACGACTGCGGCACCTATCACGGTTCCCTCCTGAATATGAGTATATCCTCGTCATCGACGGTCTTGATGCCCTTGGCAGCGGCCGGTGCTCGGTAGCTTGAGAACGGCATCTTCCATTTGTGCCAGGACTCCAGCTTGAAGCCGTTACGTTGGGCCTGGCGGATAATCTTCTCGGATAGTATCAACCTCCTTCCGGCTTGCATGGCATCCTTGCTAATGATAGCCATAGGTGCGTTGGGCACTAGGCGTTTGTGTAGGCGTTGGTAAACACGGGTCATACCGTGCTCAAAGAAGAACGGGTTGAGCCGACCAAGGTTCTGCGGGCTTGCCTGCTTGCCACCATAGGCAGCAATAACCTCTGGCGTGATACGGTCACTTGGCCCGGTGCGGGTCTCGCCGCCACTACTCAGTATATTGGAGTACGGTGGGCTGAATATTGCGGCATCACATAGGAAGTCTAGGTCCTGTATCTTCTGCCTACAGTCACCCTGAATAAGAGTTAGCTTACCCTGGATGTCCATAGGTGGGTCCTGGTCGAACCACATAGCCTTGGCCTTCTCAAGCAACGCCACGAACGGCGGTTCGATGTCAATGAGGACAACGCTTCGACCTTCCAGTAGGGCCAACATGAGGGTGCCCGTGCCGGCGAACGGGTCTATGATGGTATCGCCGGGCTCCGTCAGGTACCTCACAAGCTCCACGATGAGGTGCATATTAGCCTTGGCTGGATGGTCGAATACCTCAGGCGGGAACAGTTGCCGCCTCCACTGGATGTCTCGAGGGAACAGTATGAGGTCCTTTTGGTCTACCTGCTCTCGTGGATACTGTGCCGCGAAACCGTTATCAGGCATCAGTCCTACCTATCCTCCTTAAGAGCGTCCGTGCCGCTGAGAGGCCGATGCTCTGTTGCCTCTTTTCGGTGCGTGTGGTCACTTCTCCTATGTCCTTTGGTGAGGCACTGAGCACATGCCACACCGTGCCGAACCTGGCAATCAGGGCCTCTGCGCGCACCGTTCCAATGCCACTGCCAAGACTAACTAAGCCTTGGACCTGTGGGTTCGGGTGCCAGTCCATAGGCTTCATGTAGCGCCGGAAGGTGTCATGGTCGGCTTCGGCCTTCTGGTCAGACTTATAGAAGGCCACCAGCATCCTCGCCGTACAGACCATGTTAGGCGCGAAGTACACCTCCATGAACCGTGACACCCGGTACGTCCAGGCATAGACGACGTTCAGGGGCATCTTGAACTCACGGCCGGCGTGCATGATGCGCTTGTTGGTACGGGACTCGTACCAGGTGGCTGTGCCAGTCGGCGTCGGGGTCGCCACGCCCTCGACTATCAGCATCAGCCGCACATCGGGGTGTGCATCCTTCTGGCGCCGTAGCTGGTCCTCTACGTTGACCGCGCCGCCTAGGATGTCAGTGACGGTCTTGCGCTCTGCCTGTGAGGGGCCTTCGTGGCCCTGCCAGAGGTAGTCCGCGTATCCCTGGTCATTGAGGTTGGCCATGCCTGTAGGCACGGACTGGTTCAGCATGGAGTACATAGCGGACGGCTCGTGGTTGTCCTCCATCAAGGTGGTTAGGTTCTTGAGGTCGATGTCCCTGCCCATGGAGCCTACTCCTTCTTTACCGCACCGAACATGTTTAGTTCCTCAAGGCAGATACGGATGACGTACCCGCCTGGACGGTTCACCTCGAGCTTGCCGAGTTGGATGTACCGGTACATCGTTGACTTGTCAACCTTCAGGAAGTCTGCCGCCTCTGGCACGGTCAACCACACACAGGCCAGGTCGCGGCTATGACTGCACATCGGTCTGCCTCCTAACCAAAGTCACAAGGTGACAACGACCAGGCACCTTGCATACGCTGGAGCCTCGTTCCACTACGCGCCAATGAACGCTGCGGGCATAGATGAGGTGCAGGTGAACATCTCCCAATGGAGGCGGGTACTCCTCGACGGCGTGCTTATTGAGGTAGTCCGTATTGGTCTCCTGGTAGTGCTCACCGTACTCATCGCGGTCGAGCTTCCTCAGTCCCCGCTCTCTCCTACTGGGTATTGGCTTAACCATTGGCCTTCCTCAGGTCTAGCTGGATGCGGTCACCCGTAGCCAGAGCGACTCGGTCCGCGATGCCGTCCCAGGTAGGATTGTCCTGGAACGTGCCCTCAATAGGCAAGCTGTAGCCGAACTTCTTGAACTCGCACTTGACCGTACCTCTGTCCTTCGTCATGAGGATGGCAATGTCCACGAACCTGTGGGTGTTCTTGAGGCCTTCAAGGATACGCCTGCCGGTTGCCACGTCTTCAATCTCGCCCTTAGCGTTAGGCCGACTGGCGTACTCGTCGGTGAGGTGATGCACAGCAATGAGGTTCTTCCCAACGCCGGCGCCCGTGGTGTAGATGTCGCGGATGGCATCGTTGGTATTGCCGTACTCCTTCTGGAGCAGGCGCTCGCGCATCTTCATCTCTACGCCCTGCACCATGATGCGCTTGCCGGCGGCATCGAACGCCGCGTTCTGTAGGCTCTCAAGGTAGGCATCCGCCTTGACGCGTCTAGCTACGGTCATTGTGTCGAATACCAGGGTCTTGACCTCATTGGCCATGAACGCCTTAGCCGCCATAGCAATGAAGTAGGTCCAGAGGGTGACATAGCCCTTGACCCTAATCGAGTCCAACTGTACTGGTGGAGGCAACTCGAATACGGTAATGTCGTGCCCTATCCATAGCCCCGTCTCGCCCTCCATACGTCCCTGCAAAACCGGCTGTGTATCATACGGGACGTAGTGTATGTCCACGCCGTTAAATAGCTCGTTGAATCGACCGCCCATCATGGCCCGCTCCGCTCCCATGTCGAAGGCAAAGCCAACTAGGGGTAACGGCCCCGAGTATGCCAAGGTGGTCTTGCCTACGGCCTCGTCGCCCTCAATGCTGAGTAGCATTATGCACCATTCCCTCCCACCATCAGAGGCACAGTGGCCATAAACTCCTTGACCGCCTTCTCCTCGAACGGGTCTGCCTCCGAGCGGCGCGTCGCCGCCGCATACGCTCGGGCATAGTTGGGTTGCCTGAGCGCAATGATGATACCATACCGTAGGCCCAGGGTTGCCGACCCTGGGTCGATGCCTCCGACGTGGGCCTGCACCCAATATAGACTTGTTTGCCTGAGTACTTCGTTCTCAGTTGGCACGGTGGTCATTCTCCTTTCATTTCCTTGATTGCCTGGTTCGCGTCGCAGATTAGTTTGTAGCCGCAGCCCTCGCACTCCCAATCCTCGTTAGTGGTGAACTGTTCAGGTGGTGTGTCCGTCTCCAGTGAGGCCATGTACATGTCCCTACGCATCAGCATCCAGGCCCAGTTCATACCGATTTCCCATTGGGTAGCCTTGCCCTGCCATGCCTTGAGCATCGGGAACGGAGGAGCGTAGTCGCCCATAAGGTGCATGATGGCAAGGAGCATACGGTCATCCTTGTTGCATCTGAGGTATGACAATATCTGCCGCTTCCAAGTGTTCGGCAGTTCATCAGGGCCCTTCTTGGCAGAGTACCGCGTGAGCTTCAACTCTCCGGGGTAGTCCTCGTAAGTCAGGAAATCCGTGGCATATCCGATGCCGTCCAATACGCCTTCTATCTGTTGCTTGTGGCGCTTGAGGAGCACCTGCTCCAGGCCTATCCCCGTTGAGAACAGGAGGACCTCCCGAGGAGTGAACGGAAGCGGCTTCTTACGCTGATACCAGGACCGCGTAAGGCAGTAGATTAGCTCGGTGACATGGGGTAGGTGCTTGTCTATCCAGATTTCCTCACCCAGGTCCCGTAGCATCTGAGTCGCTAGGCTGCTGTCTTCCGTCCACTCCATCGGGCTATCCTTCTACTACTCCGGCGTATACCAGGCCGTATCCTGACAGTCCTGGCAGAGCCCTGAGACAGTGTACTCCCGTCGGTCTAGCTCAGTGTGGAACTCGGTGGCGGGACCGCCACAACCATTAGGTGGGTCTATGCAGCGGTCAGCCTCAATGGCTGTACGGCGGCCCGTCAGGTCCTCGAGGAGCCGTTCTATCTCAGGACTCTTAGGCGAAGGTATAGCCAACCTATCCTCCCAGGATGCGCTCGATAGCCAGGATGTCCTTCTGGAGTTCAAGCATACGATGTGCGGCTTGGGACATCTCCTGATATAGCCGTCTACGCCGCTCTATGAAGCTGCCCTCGAATGATGGTGGAGGGCCAGCACGGCCGAGGGCTTCGAATAACCGTGCACCCTGCTCCTCTTGTTCGGGTGGCCTACAGCACATGGACTAGACCTTGTGCAGCACGCCCTCGGCGTCCTCGGTCAGCTTGTTGGCCACCTTCATCGTGTCGAGCAGCTTGCGGTCGGTGATGGCGGTCACGATGTCGTTGCGTGCGGTGACCCTACGGTCCTGCAACAGTCCCTCGTACCAGGCACTGGCGGTCTTGCCGTCAGCCTGGCCAACCAGGAAGTCCATAAGCTCCTCGTCTGACTCGGCGGCCGAGCCTAGGCCCTCGACCTCGGTGATGTGCCAGCAGTCCACGTCGGCGTCGGCCCATAGGGGCCTGAGCCTACCGTCCAGCTTGGGCGTGCCGTCCTCCTCCAGTACGGGCATCCGCAGGGTGGCTGGCAGCATCTTCCAGGTCTGCCGCTTCCCGACCAGCACATCCAGGTCCGGGTCGGGCGTCAGCTTCCGTATGGAGCCGGCCAGGGCCTCCCAACGGGTGTTGCCACGCGACGCGGCAGGCGGTGCGTAGCCGATGCTCAACACGGCTATTGGGAACACGTACGGCTCGGTGGACAGGATGACATCCAGGTCTTTGAAGTTGAAGGTGATGACCTGGTACTTGCGGGGCGCTTCGCCAGGTGTGTCCGATGGGGACTCACGCGTCTCCGCTTCCCACGACTCCAGGATGGCGATGAACTCCTGCAGGGGACTTTGCCCAACCGGTGTGGCTAGGCTAGGCTTGAATGGTTCTTGGGTCACGGTGGTTCCTCCTATGAACTATACTATGATTTTCTTCTCCGATAGGTAGAACTGTAGGTCCTCTCGGTCGAATATCACCTCCTTTGGGTCAATGATGTCCTCAGCATGGCGGACCTTGTCGAAGGAGAGTTGAAGGAGTACCTTGCGGTCCTTCTCACCCTTCTTGGTTATCTTGATGATAGTATCCGCCCACCATGAGAACACGGCTGAACCTAGCATGTCGTCGTCGGGGTTAGCGTCGGACTCCTCATCTATAGTACCCTTCCTTGTATGGTGAATCAGGACAATACAGAACTTGAACTCGGCCATGAGGGCATCTATTGAATCAACAAATGCACGGGCAGAGTTAGGGTCTAGTATGTTACCTGATAGTGCCTTGTAAAGTGGGTCAATGATTAGGATGGTAGGCCGTACCTTCTCCAACTGAGCCCGGAGCAGCTTGTACCCGACGGCATCATCGAGCTTGAGGAAGGGCTCGGTCCAGACGTAGAACCTGTCAAGCATATCATTCGGGTCTCCGTACAGTACCTTCCATGCGTCGTACATCTTCATGAGGCGCTTGTGCAGCAGGGGGTGAGGTATCTCCATCTGGAGGTAGATGACCTTGTGGTCGCCCTTGATGTCGAACCCCGTCCAGGGCACACCACCGATGAGCGACATGTCGAGGTTCATCGCTAGCATGGATTTGCCGATTCCCTCGCGCCCGTACATAATCAGTTTGTTCTGTTCATAGAGGACACCGTTGCCGATGATTGCATCAGGGTAGTGAGGTTCCCACTTGAGGAAGTCGCCTAGTTTTTGCGGTTCCATTACCGCAGTCCTAGGCGAAGCCGCCATTTACTCACCGTAGATGGGTCTAAGCCTAGGAAGTTGGCCACCTCCACATTACTGCCGTGTCCGATAAGTTCTCTGATAGGTGCATCAAACTTCTCCTCAAGGAAACGCATAGCGAAGGTTGCGCCAGGCGTGGACGGCTTGGTCTTAGGTTCAAGGTGGCCGTGCGCGGTGCGGTCTAAGCCCCGCGCGTCGAGTATCTGCTGCTGTACGCGGCGTGCGTAGTGAGGCTTAGCCATTCACGTCCTCAGTGCATATCGTCATGGGCGGGCCTTCAGAGCCTTGATGCAACTCGGACAAGTTATTTTGACATCAGCGTGTGTCAGCAGGAAGTCCTGTATAGTCTTCCCGCAGGAAGTTCCCTGTCCTAATGTGCTAAAGTGCATAAAGTCGTCGCCTTTGACGGTGGCTCCGTTGTAGCGGTCTCTGCCACCAGAACCTTTCAACATCACGTAGTCTACACCGAGAACCTCAGCCCGCTCTATCATGTCGCTCATTTGTACCTCTCGCTTGGGAGACTGCATTTATCGAGGTGCTCCGCTGTCCAACGGTCTAAGCGCTCAAATTCAGCATGCCAATAGTCACGTTCAATCCGTGCTTGGCGGTTACGGTGCCACCACTTCATGATGGGCTCCCAGAAGAACTCGCCAGGGTGACTCAGTCGCCAAGTTATCTCGCTCATCGTTTCTCCTTCTCCCTCTCTTCGGGCGTGGCGGCGATGGCGGCACAGCCTTGACAATCATGGCGTGGGTGTTTAGGGAACGGCCCAGCGTCATGCCCATCAGCTTGCAGCGCCTCCCCGCGCAGCTTGTCCCGCGCCTTGTAGCCGTTGCGCTCCTCAGCCAATATCGTCACATACTTTGCGGGACTGTCCGTGTGGGCTGGCGTCGTGGCTGCCGCACCAAGCGCCTGAGCCAAAGCCGCCAGAACCTTATCCTCGCGCTCCTGTAGGCGGGCGTTCTCGGCCTCAAGGTCGGCAATCTCTTGCTTTTGTTGGCCTATCTTTTCCAGAGCGCAAGCCGGACAGTGGGAGCGTCCATCATGGATATGCTTACTCATTCGTCCTCCTTGGTGCCGCACAGGATACGGTCAAGTTCAGCCATGCCACCCTTACCTCTAGGTTGCTTGCGCCATGTCTCTACCGCGTCCAGCTTCCCCTGCGCCTCCTTGTTCGCCTTGATGTGGTACAGGACGGCGTGTTTCCCACACCAGGGCTCCACGTCAACCCCGCACTCCAGGTCGTCACTAATCCAGCCGTCACCGTATGCACAGTTGGCCTTCCGTAGTCGGGCCTGTGCCTCGGCCAAAGCCGTAGCCGTCGTTGCCCCGTCCTTGAAGTGCATCTTCGCATGAGGGCCACAGAACCGTTTGTCGCAGAAGTAGCACCGATACCCCGCTGGTAGCCTTATGTCTTCAGGGGAGTCGGCACAGTCGTCGCACCGTTGCACCTCCGCCAACTGGCGCTCAAGGTCTATCTCATTGGCAGTACGGCCAGGGACTTGTCCTTGTTCCTTCATGGCTTAACTCCCAGGCTGCTAGGACATTGTTTGTGTCTACCTTCAGCCACTCCCTTCCGTAGCCGTGCCCGACCCATATCTGGAGCAGGCCCACGTACGGGTTCGAGTCGGCATAGGCACTGGGGTCCTGGCCAAGGGTACTCTCGCACCGCGCTATGCCTGTCCAATACGCGCACCCCTGGGGCCAGGAGTAGGCACAGATAAGGGCCTCCGTATCCTTGGCCATCCTGCTTTCAGGTCGTCCCATGACATCTGCGGTGATGTCTGCCTCGTCCACTCCAGTCTTGGCCGTGGTAGCCGATGCACGTCCTTGTGCTTGCAGGTCAGCCAGTGTATGAGGTGGAACACCTACTAACTCCTCTTCGTTAATGGATATAGACGGACTACCAACTGCCACTCCGTCTGCGATAGGGTCACTCTCATCGGTCGCTCCTAGTACCAGCCCCACGGCTAGTCCCACTATCAGGCATGGTATGACTAGGTACCGTCTTGCGTTCCTGTGGTTGCACCTCCTATGTTACTCCTTGCGTTCTGCTAGGTTGCGGTTGCACTGGTCAACGGTGTGGTCATCGGTGTGCCCGCATGTGGGACACTGCCCGTCAGGCCAGCCTAGGTCATGCTCAGGCTTCTCGTCGTCAGGATGAAGCCGACTCGTTGCCTCCAACGTTATCCACGAGGCGAGCAGTTCGCGGTACTCCTCGAGGTGCTCGATGGCCTCATCAAGCTCCGTGTTGGGCAGTGGCTTGCCGCTGCGCTTGGGCCTATCAGTGATACTCTGCCGTCGGTCTCGCCAGGTGGATAGCCGTCTGATGAGGTCCGTGACGTGTCCGACTGGTCGGCGCAGAGACGGCCCTCCGTCTTTTAGTGCCGTACGGAGGCGCTCTATGTGGCCCACCTGCGTCCAGTAATCGTACTCTAGCCAACGGTGCGCCATCACAGGAGGCAGTGCCTCATATACGGCGATGATGACTGCGCCTGTCTCGCCGTGCGCTTCACGTATAACCTGGACTTTCCTTTCATCAAGGTCGCTTGGCATCCTAGTTCTCCTTCACCTGTGTTACCATTGCTATCAGGTCTTTGAGCCTGGCTACCGATTCCTGGGCCTGCTTCTCTCCGCTCTTATCGAGCATCAGCGAGGTCTCCAGTACGGTGCCAAGGTCAGGGTCCAATAGGGCTATCTTCAGGCCAACTAATAGGAAGTAGGTGCCTACTAGCTCCGCGTCGAAGGGGACGCCGCTTCTCTCCATCGTTCCCAGGCCTTGGCGGATTACCTCATCGACGAGGACCCTTACCTTATCTTTGGCCGTTAGCTCGTCTTCCGGCATAGTGGTCATCCTTTCAGAATCAACTCCTTGCCGTTCTCGATGTCCTGGGTATGCGATGCACAGAACCGGAACACTACCTTGCCTATGTAGTGCTGGCGCTCGGTGCAGGCTATCTCCTGGCAGGTACCTAACTCTAGCATCTTAACGGTTTGCATAATTTTCCTCGTTCTTGGAGGGGGTTACCGCTGTTCACTGATTGGGGGTGCCTTTCAGCTATCAACCTTAGGGAGGGTGCGGCGGTAACCCCCATGCTTACGGCATCCATGTGCCTGGAGTCGACTCCTTAGGGTACGGCTCAATGGTCAAAGGCTCCCATATAGGCCCTATGATGTAAGGCATGGGTCCTCGATAGCCCTTCTCCCATAGCCGCCAGTATGTCATCAGCCAGTCGCGCATAGCCGTAGACTTGTGACCTAATCCTGCCGTACTTGCCACTATTCGGTCAGCCATTCGCGGCTCCTTTCAATATAACCCTGGGCCGCCGTGACCTCACGGAAGACGACGACCCAGGGCAGGACGGTTGCCCATACACCGCGATGGCGGGTACGGTGCGGGCCTGGAATTGACTCATTAGTCCCAGCCTCGACAACCGCAGTAGTAGTAGTCGTGGTCGAGGCCTTCCTTCGGGGTGAACTCGGCAGTCACACATCGGCTGGAGTCCCAGGGCACTGCCTCACCTTCAACTCCAGTCCCTGGGTGAGGCGCGTAATGCCCTCTGCTGTGCCATTCGGTGTCAGTACCTCCACAGTAGCGGCAATGGGTCGCCGCCCAGATGGAGCCAGGACCCCTATGCTCAAAGAACGGCAGCTTCCAGTCGGAGGGCTGCTCGCCCTTACCACATGAGGAACAGATGGCAACCCGACCATTGAGGTCCGGCTTGGTTGCGGCTACTCTGGTTGCGCCTGGGTTAATGCCTACGCAGATGCCGCATACGGGGTCGCCTAGAGTTGCGCCGCCTTCGTCCTCCCCATTGCCTCGAGTCGCCGGCCAAGGGTTCATGGTGTAGGCACCGTTGTTCGTATGCCCGCACTCCATGAGTATGTCGCCGCGTACTTCACCCATCAGAGGACTCCTCGGGCTCCAGCCCACAGGCTGCTAGGAATTGCTCACGGTCGAAGCCACCCTCAAACAGGTGCTCGTTACGGAGCCGTCCGTCAGCAGAATCACAAATCTCAGTTGTGCCTTTTATGTAGCCACAGTAAATGCAGAGGATGGGGTTGTCGGTGGCGAAGAGGTCCGCGAAGGCACGGACTACATCCTGAACGTCGCAATCGTTGCCTTCCAGATGGTGAGCCCTTAGAAGTCGGGCCACGTCCTCGTAGTGCTCCTTGGTGTACCTACTCACGGTCGGACTACCTCCTTGCAGTCACATATCCCACCAAGGATACGAACACAGCACCCGTACTTAGGCCCATGTGCTATGTTGAGGTGGAAGCACCGTGGGCAGGGCCACACGTTCTTTGGGTCTAGCCTCGACCTACTCACGGTACGCCTCGATTGGTATGTCGGGGAACCAGCGGTGAGCCTGCTGCCTAGACAGTTTGCAACCGCGCCGTATTGTCCAGGCTACGCAGTCTTCGGTACGCTGGCCATCGTCCCCGCCTATGTATGCGGCCCAGTCAGCGGCGCCACCTTCAACGGCAACGATGGCAATGCCTACCCCGTTGGCGTTCCAGTAGGAGTAGTTGAGTACGCGGTGCTCCTCCACTCCCCGCACGTATGGCAGGCCTAGGGTTGGGCGAGTAGGCTCATCGGTCACCATCTCACGGTCGTTCTGCACGTCCCGCAAGTGGTCTGCCTCTTGTTGCGCCTGCTCGCCCAGGGTGCCTGGCATCTCACCGCGCATCTCGCGCTCCTGCTCCTCGCGTAGTATGTCCTCTGGTGCTCGGTCTTGCATGATTACCTCCTAGTTCTGGGCGTTAACGCCTTCGTCGTAGCCCTCGTCATGGCCCACCTGCTTCGCGTCCTCCAACTCCTGCTCAGCATCCCCTTGAGCACTGTCAAGTTTCGACATGATGCCTTTGATTATGGTCATCATATCGTCTAAGGTATCTATAACCGCGGAAATCTCGTCCTGTGCGCTCATGCGGTCCTCCTTAAGCTAGTCTCTCTGGCGGTGTGAACCACTCGGCTACGGTGTCCTTGGCCTCTTCGTAGCCGGTCTCCTGGCAGCGACACTCACCAGGGTAACAGTCTAGGATGTCGCCTAGCTTGTTGTGAAGCCACAGTAGTAAGCGCCGCATCAGTGGCACCCTCCTTGGTGGCCAGGTGAGGCGGGTACCTCATCTCTGCGCCCTTCGGAGAAGTATTCGCGGTGGCGCTTGAAGACCTCGTACCCGTTGACTGGACATGCCTCATCATGGTTACCTGGTTCGCATGTGCAGTACGGCGCGTACAGGTCCTTGAACGCCAAGCCCTCGACGACCTCATACCGTCCAAGCTCACTGAGGTACACATAGCGTGTACCGCATGTGCCGCATGGAGGGTATGGCTGCACCGAGCCTAATGCACTGGGCGCGTAAGGCTCTATTCTGGTTCCGTCCTCAGGGCAGAACATTAGCCGCCTCCTTGATTAACTGCTCAAGGGTTTCTATCCTGCCTCTACCTGTGCCCTGCCAGTTGAACCTCGTGCCCACGAAAACCGCATCCACCTTGTCAAGCTGGTTTTGCAGGCTCTCGTTGCACAGGGCAAGAGCCTCAACTTGGCCCACTAACTGTAGGACAAGAAGCTGGCTGTAGGTCTTCTTCGCCATTCGTCTCTCCTTTCACTAAACCGTCCAACACCACCACCGAGGAATGTCAGCACCGCAACATATCGAGTCGCCTTAGCCAGATGTGAGGCATCACACTCACTATGGGCCTCGGTGGCGGAGTTGGCAGGTCTAGCCTGCCTTTATGATTTCCTCCGTTCGTTCGATGTATGCGGTCATCGTACCTGGCGGTAGAGCGACAACCGCATCGTTGAGGACAGCGTTTGCGTGCTCGGTACAGCGCGTCAGGTCGTGGGCATGGCGGAACTTGCGAACCGCATCGTCAACCATCTCCTTGGCCCGAGCACCTGGGTAACTATGGATGCGCCCTGTTTCGGTTGCCATGTGTCGCCTCCTATTGGAACCTCTTGGTGCCGCACCGCCTACACGCACTCCGCTCCCGAGGATAGCCCTGGAAGTGGTGGACACCGCCGTTCGGACAGCTAGATGCGGCGTTGCTGATTGCGCCGAACATCTGCTCTATGAGTCGAGCAAACTGGTAGCGGTTCAATGGGCTAGGCATTGTCCGCCTCGAAGGTGACGACGATAGCCGCCGGCGCACCGCCTGGGAACGCCGCCTGCTGGATGTAGAGCACCCGAATCGGACCGTTCTCATCCGCCTCTTCGAAGCGGTAGGTGTTCTTGGTCGTCCTGGCTAGCTCCATTCGGACCTCTCGCTTAGGCATCTCTGCCTCCTTTCTGACTACTAATCCGTCCTATGCTGCCGGCGCATCTTCAACTTGAGGGCATGGGTATGAAGCGCACCCTACCATACGTCGGCAGCATGGGAAGGACTAGCCTTCCCGGCCTACCCCAGGTATACTACCATGCGGGCAGGCCTCGTCTGGTCTGAACAGGCTGCACGGTGCCGATTGGACACTTAGCCCAACGTCCGTCTCCACGGGCACCACCTCGTAGACCTTCTCAGGGTTGAGGTTGTTGTTCCCGTGGTGCGGACTGATGGCTATGAACACCTTGCCATCAACCTCTAGGGCCGCAATGCCGTTGTACAGTGCCGGCTCCGAGACATGCTCCGCGTCACTGGCAATGGTGAAGTTGCCGTAGTGGTCGTACTGTAACCGCATCGCTCACCTCCTAGCCTAGTATCCTCACGGCCTTGTTCATGTGTGACTCGGGCTCGTCCTCATGCACCATGACCACCAGGAAGCCCTCAAGGCCATGCGTCAGGCTTTGTGGGTCGTCCGGTGCAATCAGTGCCACCGGCCCCTGCTTGAGCGCCGACTCGACGGCATCAGCCTGCTCCTCAGTCGCCACCATGAGGTGTACACCTGTGTCTAACCGTTTCACTGGTCACCTCCATACTACTAGACCGTCCGGTGCTGCCACCGACCCCAACTCCCGCAAGTCTCCTCAACCCGCTCCTTGGGTTCGGCAGCAGCGCGAGAAGGTCTAGCTCAACTGAGACTCCAGGTAGCCAGTTATCTTCCATAGACAGGTTGGGAACCCTCGCCCCTTTCGCAACCTACCAATGACACCAGACGGGACACCGGAGGCGCGTTCAAGCTGGCCGTCAGTCATACCTAGTACAGCCTGGGCGCTGGCGAGGGCAAGTAGGACCTCCTCTAAGGCCCCGATGCCGCCTAGCTGGTTGAGCCCTCTGCGGTTGAATGACCCGCGATTGCGCCCGCTCCTGTGGACTCTCACGATGGTAGTACCGTCACCATGACTACTAACACCGCCGCTACGAACAGTATGTAACCTATTGCATTGGTCATGACCTCACCTGCCTTTGCTCGGGCATGATGGACACCGAACTACCAGCGGACACACCAGCCCTGTACGCATCAGTATGCACGAAGTAGCGCCGCCCGTCCCGTAGGTTAGGGTACCGCTCGTTGAGGAAGTCGGCGTTCTCTCGGTCGAACGTCACCACCATAGTACGGACGTTCTCCGCTCTGCCCTCATCCTCGGCCCGCTGCATCCTCAATCTCTCGCCAAGCCTGTTCATGACCCCTACAATGAAGGACTCCCGCCACTCTGTGCGGCTGACTCCTTCGGTCCGACCAAGGAACTCTCTGGCGTCCCAGTCCGTAGACGCAAGACCCGAGAGCTGTCCTATCAGCCATAAGGACATCTGGTGTACGACCTTGACGTTGTAGGACCGCCCGATGATGGACAACTGACCCGTGTGAAGTATAATCACACGGCAGTAGTTGTTGTCGGCCACCATCGAGACCAACGAGGGTATCCATTGTTGCCTCGTCAGCCCATCGTATAGGAACTCCTCAACGTCACCAACCACGTTGCCGGTATCGCCCTCGACATCGGCCATTTCCAGACCGTGCTTAAGGAGCAGGTCATGTGCCCGCTCCATAGCGAGGCTTGCCTCGGCCTCGGTGGCGCCACCATCCTTAGCCAGACGTAGCAGGGCCTGGAGTCTCTCCAGTACCTTGTCGTCTACGTCCATCTTACCGTCCTTTGCTACTAACCCAACCGGGGCTGCTAACGAGGACTTACCCTGTGAGGACCACATCTGGTCCTATGAGGGGCCTCGACAGCAGCCCTGGTGAGACTAGTACGGCTGATACTCTATCCCTTGGGCTCCTAGCCAACGCTTAGCCTGAGCGAGAATGTCGCAACCGTCGCAGACGATGTCGCGGCAGTCGCCGGCCCATTCGGTGTGGTCATGGGCGAAGGTCCGCATATCCCTGACGTGGCCGATAGGAGTGCGGCAGTCTCGCTTGACCACCTTGAGTAGCTGCCTAAGTGTGAACATTAGCTCACCTTCACAACTACCCCATCCTCAACCTGGCAACTCGCGTACCAGGTATGCGGCTTGGGGTAGTGCGGGCCCTCGACTGTAGTGTGGCCGTTCCCCTTCTCGGGGAACATGCCATTGGGGTTGTACGGTCTGTGCTCCACACCGCTAGCCACGGCCTCCTTAAAGGCCTTCTTGGTCTTGTAGTCCGGGTCTACATACGCCATGCGTCACCGTCCTCTCCGGGTGTGCTTGCCACCCTTACACTGGTTGATACACCACGAGCACCTATTGGGATAGCGCACGTGGCGACCGCAGCACGAACACTCGTACAGCGGACCGAATACGTCTTCCGCAACGGGTTCCATCGCCATCTGGTCACCGTCCTTTCTGACGTGCGGTGGTCCACCCTATGGGACTCACAGCCATCGTCCTATGCTACCATTATACACGAGGTAGCGTGACGTTGTCAAGCGTTATTATGTCAAGCTGAGCACGAACTAATGTGCTACTGCCCACCCGTGCATCTGTATAAGCACTTGTGCCATACCCTGCAACCGTGCATTGGCTAACACGGATGAACAATTACGACAGCCGAAACACTTGTGCTGGTTTAGTTTTGGGGGTAAAGTTAGCCTCGATAAACTACCTCCAACTGCTTGACAAACTAACCGGGGTGTGCTAAGTTGAGTATGGCAGTCGTACATTAACAGCGAGTCGCGATGCGGTGCCGAGCCAAGTCGCGAGCGCACAATAGAACCGGACATGCCCCAGTGGGGTAGTTTGGTTCGGAAAGTGAGTCTGAAATGGTAGACGAAACAGCGGCGGATGCTCCCACAGTCGAGAGTATCATGACCGACGTTGAGCGCTTGACTGGAGACCTCGACATCGCCAAGACGAGTCACACCGACGCTCTGGAGTCAATGGCCAAGCAGTCCGCGAAAGCCAATATCGAGGAGCTTGGCGTGCTGGCCGCTGCGGTGATCGACACACTGAGCGCAGTTGGCAAGTGCGACGCGGCTATCGAAGTCGCCAAGCGTGGGCTGGCGCGAATCCAATGGGAGTCGAAGACGCAGGCTCTGCGCGAGGTGCTGACGCCCATTGGCAGCGAGGCCCGCGCGATGGTTCAGAACGTCCTGGACACGTTCCAGTCGTTCAACGTGACCGGGTTGGTCATCACCATCACCAACATCGGCCAACCCGACATGGAAACCAGCGTCAAGCCCACTGGCCCGGACATCCCCAAACCCCCAGCCGGCGTCAAACGTGGTGGTGGAGGTGGTGGCAAGCGCGCCAGTCACCAGGTGAGCGAAAACGGAAACGTGATGACCCCGCGCGAGTACGTCGCGGCTCACGCTGAGGATAGCACGGACATAATCCGGGCGTATCTGGGCGGCGACACTAGCCACAAGGTGAACATCACCCATGAGGCCGAGCGCATCGCCAAGAAGCTTGGCCACCAGTTCAGCTAGGTTGTCCTAGCACCCTACCAATTAGCACTTAGACAGCACAACCCCGGGTAGTACGAATGTACGACTGCCGCCCGGGGTTTTGTTGCGCCCATGCCCGCTTGACATAACGTTTTTGGCGCTAACACCCACGGACCCCCGCGCCCACGCGCCAGCATGAGGACGCCCTAACACCCCACATTAGCACCGACCCGCGGAGCTTACCCCCGATTCGGTTGAGGTCATTATCTTATGGTGCCCTCGCTACTATATTTTTCACTCTGACAGGATGGGACTACCGTAAGCTGCTAGGTCGGGGCCCTGTGCCAGTAGTAGCGGTGCTGTTTGCCGATGCTGCGGACTACAGCCTCGTGAAGGCTAACCATAGCCCAGAGACCCTCACGTGTGCCCGGAGCGGTCAAGCCAGTGCGGGCAACCATTACGCGAGTAGTCACCCAACGGCCAGCAGGTAGTGCCTCGCGGACCACGCGGAGACTGTTGCTATCGAGGCAAGGGGCGGTCACGGGCGGAACAGAAGTACCCCCGCAGCCACCAATGCCACGTATAGGAGTATCGGGCCCCAGTGGCGCCGCAGTAGCCAGCCATATGTGTAGAGGGTGCCAGCTACTACCGCAAGCAGCCACAGTGCTACGGGGACCATCCAGACTAGGTTCAGCATATTCATCGTTACCTCCTAAACCTTATGGTCAAATCCACGGGAACCCTTTCGCAGGTGTACGTGTGACACTTACCGAACTGCCTGACCTGCGGACAGTATTTGCATATAGCCGGGTATGTGCCGTCGCGCGTGGTTGAGGCTAGCAGCCAGTGATGCCGCTTAGTCGGCGAGTTGTGGCAATAGGGGTTATCCATGCCGACCGACCTTTCGCAGCTTGACGGCGAGGGCATTTCGGAGATTGATGTCGCGGTGCATTAGGTTCTCATTGAGAGGACCGCCTAGAGCAGTGATTTGCTCCTGTACGAATCCTATACGCTCGCCCAGGACCGTGATGCGTCCCTCATCTTCGGTCGCCAAGACTAGCCGCATCAGCCGCGCCCGTGTGCGTACCAGGTGGCGGCGCTCCTTCTTACTGGCCTCGCTAAGCTGGAGTCCCGTACCTTCTGGCCGGCCACCCTTCTCCTTTTTACGGGTCCTGTACCTCAGGTCATCACAAATCAGCCATTTGGCAAGGCATACAAAGTGTACCTTCGTGGCCTTGTACTTGGTCTTGCCGGCCTGGGACTTGCCAAATGTCTGAGTAACGGTCACATAGCGTTCACCCTTGAGTATATCCTCCGGGCATGATTCGCAGGGACCTTGCTTGGCCTTTGCTGTTACCCTGGCTCGTACTGACGGTGGCATAGACTGACCTCCAAACTACGTGTACACTTACAGTAGTAAGTATATACGAGGGGGTCACTTTTGTCAATATGGCTAACCTGTATATACGGATTAGCATATCTTCGAGACCTCCCCACAGTTACTTACTACAGTAAGTGTACATAGGGTTTGGGGGTCACTTAGTCATAGGTAGTGCTGAAATTGCATACGCATGAGTACAACTATGTACGCGTACCTACGTATGCAACGATTTTGGGCTTGACACAGTACCGTAACTATGCTATAATGACAGTGGAGGAGAAGAGAAATCGATAAGTACCTCGAATGGGGCATTCTACAGGCGTGGGTGATACCCTATCTGTGGATGCCTGGTGGCTACCACGACCACGAGAGAGGAATCAGGAAACTACAGAAGAGGCGTTATGGGCCTGTGCCTTATAGGGAGATGCCATCATGGTTGACGGCACCGGCGTCGTCGTAGTCGAGCCACTTAAGGCCGACGACGTTGACATTACCGCTGAGGACATAGCGGAGATAGCCGACGCTCGCATACCTCTAAGCCAGAACCCGCGGAAGGCGGAGTACCTTAGCAACCGGGCGGTGGGCTTCGGTATCCGTGAGTCGTGCGCCCTTGCCAATGTCTCACAGGCCACGCTGAGGAAGTGGCGTCGCGAGGACCCCGAGTTCCGTGAGTTTGAAGGGGAGCGCCTGGCGTTCCTACAGCGGACGATTTCATCGGACATCATGCGGATGAAATGGCTCCGCAACTTTTTCCTGGTATTGAGGCGCGACCAGCGGATACTCTACAAGTCGGCCTTCAATTTCGAGGGGCTAACGGATAACGAGCGCAGCTACCTGCATCTAATCCGGAAGCACTACACGCCGCAAGACCTACTGGCGCTTGAGAAGGCACTAGAGCCAGAGCACGGAGAGAGGGCGCGGATTGCGGTTGACAAGGCCGTGTTCCTCATAGACGGCAAAGAGGTGGTGGGCGAGGACAAGAGGCGTGCCGTGGCTAGGGCCGTACTCGACCGCTTCAACGCTAGTGGTAAGTATGTTGAGGCCCGAGCCGCTGAGGAAGCCGAGGCGACGTGACAATAGACACGCTGGACGCGTTCCCTCGTGCATTCTGCCTGGTGCGGAAAGAGGATAAGACAGGTGTTTCTGGCACGGGCATCGTAGCTGGTGGCGTCCTCTTTCCGGATGGCGTTGTGGCCCTGCGCTGGTATAGCGATTGGCCGACAAGCGTAGTGTTCCATGATAGAGGTATGGAGGCGGTTGAGAAGATACACGGACACGATGGGGCCACGGAAATAGTGTGGCTGCCCATATGAGGCGAAAGCTAGATGGTAACGGCAACCGAAACCCCCGTTAGCGAGTTCCAAGCCAAGGTGGTAGCCGCCCAGGACGGCGACCTCGGCACCTATGCTGAGGCCGTTCACGGGCGCATCTACTACCAGTACCAGGACGTATGGGCCGTGGCACTGGAGTCCTACAGTGAGACCGTTATTGTCTGCCCGCCAGATACATACAAGTCCACTACCGTCCGTGATTTCGTAGAGCGCGAGATAGGCAGGAATCCTAATATCCGTATACTCTGGCTGATGAACGCCGGCGCCCAATCCACTAAGCAGGTCCAGGCCATCCAGCAAACCCTTGAGTTCAACAACGTATACAAGGCGGCCTACAACGTCTGTGAGGACCCTAGGGCTCAATGGACGAAGGAGGTCCTGTACGTCATCAGGACAAGGGAAGGCGCCGACCCGACGTTGATGGGCACAGGGATGAATGGCCCGTATCAGGGCCTCCACTTTGACATCATTATCATCGATGACCCGACCGAGCAGGAGGACCCGTCTAGTCCGACCACAATGGAGATGCAGAGGAACAAGGTCAGAGGGGTTATCGATGACCGGTTGGTCGAGGGCGGCCGCATCGTCGTCATCCTGACTCGTTGGGGCGATAACGACCTGGTGCCGACCTTCGCCGAGATGGGCTTCACGATTATCGAGATGCCTATTGTGGGCGACTATCCTTGGGGTCCAACCCTCGACCCTGTGAGGTTCACTGAGGAATGGGTCGAGAGGAAGCGCAAGAAGAAGGGCGACATACTGTTCGCGCTTACCTTCATGCTCAGTGCGGAGGCGGCCGCTGGCAACCTGGTTCGGCGTGAGCACATTAGGTACTGGGACAAGGATTCCCTTCCCACCACTGCCTTGAACCTCTACCTGGGAATAGACCCGGCAGCCTCGCTTAAGACCTATGCCGACCATTCTGCCATAGCTACGGTTGGGCTGGACCTCAAGACTAGGATTAAGTACCTTGTCGATATGTGGTGTGGGCGGCTTGAAACGCCCGACCTTGAGGAGGAGATAGTCAAGCGGGCCAAAAGACAGGCCGGACTGCGAGGGGTCGGCCTAGAGACCAAGGGCTTCCAACTGAGCCTACTCCAAGGTATGCGCCGGCGCTATGACCTACCATTCGTTGAGGTGCCTTATCGCACTCGACGCACCGAGATGCGCCGCATCAAGGCCATAGACAACAACAAGGTCGGGCGGGCCATATACCTTGATGCTCAGTTCTCTAGCGGTCTGCTACTGATTCCTAAAAACCTTCCACTGGTTGATGGCGTGTCCCTCGAATCCGAGCTATGTACTGTACCTCATGGTAAGATGGACGACCGTATGGATGCCCTGGCAATTGCTAGTATCCTTGCCGAGGCTTCTGTGCCTGCAAGCCTCAGTGTACGCCTGAGGGGGTTCTAATGGCCGATACAGAGGCACCCGTGACGGTTGGTTGGGAGTACGTGAACAGGCTCCTGGGAGAGCTAACCGAGGAACTCCGCGGCTTCCATAAGAGGATTACGGAGGTCGAGGCACTGCGATACCTCGAGGACGACATGAAGCTGCCGCCCGAGGAGAAGCCCTCAGGGTTGGAGATTAGGATAGGTGCCACAGCCGAGCTCATCGAGAACGTGAAGGCCGCCCTAACGTCTAACCCACCAGGTGTACTCGTTGAGCCGCTCCGCACTGGCCCAGGTGCCGATGAGAACGGCAGCAAGCGGGAGAAGTTTTGGGGCGCGTTCCTACAATGGGCGAGCAGCACGGTGCCATTCCTTAATGAGCTTTCGGATGCCCAGACGGTGAGCCTGGGAGTGCTCAAGGCAGCCTACTACCCCTGGCCGAAGACGGAGCGCAAGAGGACCAAGGACGAGCCGAAGACCACAGCCGGCGATGCGGCCTACAATGACCGCCAAAGGGCCCTCAAGCGCCGTTGGGGGCCACCGTTCAAGGTCATCACGATTCATCCTCTGACGTTCTACTTTAGGCTAGGGCCAGGCGGTGAGCTAGCTGAGGTCATCGAGCATAGCTGGAAGTCAAGGCGAGAGATTTATTCGGCGTTTGGTATCAAGGGTGACGCCCAGTTGACCGTCATGCAGCCTGATACGATACCGAAAGACAAGGGCCCGCAGATAGCGGCCGTGGCAGGCTTCCCGACTGAGGAGGTCCAGACCCTACCCCAGGGTGTCACTACCAGTACCTTGGCCCTGGTGACGGAATACTGGACGCCTGACATGCCTGGAGCGCCTGGCATCTACCAGTGCTACATTGATGGCCACCTGGCGTATGAGGAGATAGGCGACCCTAGCGTGGCCTACTTTGCCTGCCCAGGCCGGACGACAAGTAGTAAGGACCCCGATAAGTTCGCCCTGTCCATCGCTGAGATTCTGAGGCACAACGAGCCGACGCTGAACCGCTCGCTCACCTACATGGCTGAAGCCGCTGAGCTCCTAGTCAGAAAGCGGCTGACTCTGGAGGTGCCTGAGGACTACCGCCCCGAAGTCGAGATGGTCGGTGAGTCCAATGAGCCGGGGCCAAAGACCTGGACGTTCAAAGCGGATAAAGCGGAGGCGCTGCCTGCTGGCTCCAAAATCGTTGACCCATTCGAGGGCGCCGAGAACATCTACGCCGGCATGCCGTTCATCAACCTCGTCCTACAACTCATGGGCCAGCATGGTGTGAGTCCTATCTTCAAGGGCGTGCCCCCTGGCGCCGGCGGGAGCGGTTACCGCGAGAACTCGCTCTACCTCATGGCCAAGAGCCAGTTCCAGTACCTGCTCGACTCCTACGCGAATTGCATCGGCAACATGATTACCTGGCTAGAGCATATCCTGGTGACTAAGGCCAAGCAAGAGGTGTTCGTTGGCAATCTGAGCCTGAAGCCCCGCGATGTGAAGGATTACCCTGCTCTCATTGAAATCAGTGTCGAGGCACTCCTACCTCAGAACATCATCGCCGAAGGCCAGTTCTACGACCGGATGCACGCCCGAGGCCACATCACACGGCGGACGCACCTCGAGAAGGGGCTCCACATTGAGCAGCCCGAGCGAGAGCTATGGGGCAGGTTCCTAGAGGATGTCCAAGAGATGCTCAAGCCTATTATGGTGCAGGACGTTCTAACACGGGTGGGCATCATGCCTCCAGCACCCACAGGTCTAGTCGGGCCTGATGGGAAGACTCCGATTGCCGGTAAGACTGGAGAGCGAGGCCCGCCTGGTGGTAATGGTGCTCAGGCGGACGCTATCACGGAGATAATGCAGTCAATGGGAGGCCAGACCCGTGCTGGTCAGTCTAGGCAACCTCCGGAAGAGGCCGGTGCCTTTCCTCCAGGACAGACTGAGGAGGAGTCCTAATGGTCTTCATAACCGGCCCTAAGATAGATGAGGCAGTTGAGCAGCTCCGCAAGTGGTACTTGTCGACCTCGGCCGCCCTAATGGCGGCGCTTGAGGAGGGTTATCCGTACGGCAGCAGTCCTCAATCTCCTCAACAGCAGCTTGAGGCGTTCTTTTCGATGACGCCCGAAGGCTGGCAGGAACTTGCGTCCAGGTTACAGCTTAGGTACCGTGGCGAGGACAACGTGCCGGAGCTAGTTCGGGCCGATATACAGGAGTACGTAACCCGCATGTCTAGGCTAGCGTATGGAGGCAGACCGTAATGCCATTCCCAGGTCAGATTAGGGTCATAGGCGGCGTTGAGCATATCTTCACGATAGAGAACGGGTGGGTGCCAACGCCTCAGGTAGGTCTTGGCTTAGGTGGTGGCGGTGGAGCTGGAGGTGACGGCGGGGCCACTGGTCCTACCTATCCTACTGTGGCTGGAGAGGTAGTGGCGCCTGACCCGAACAATTACTGGTCTAAGCCCGGAGCGTTCTCAGGTGCGGAGCCTGTGAAGGCAAGCCCGGGCGAGGCCGGTGCCTGGTTCGAGCAGGCGGCCTATGATGATGCCGTGGCCAGGTATCAGCAGCTTACTGGTACCGAGCCTGGTGGTGGCCCTGGCGGTGCTCGAGGCTCTACTCCTGAGGAGCTTGCTATAGAGCGGAGTAGGGTGGCTACCTCCAACATGGCCAACTACATAGACGCTGCGGCTAGAGGACTTGCCCAGGAGATTGACGCCAAGCGTCTCACGACTGAGCAGGCTATAGGGGAATTCAACCGCCAACTCGACGCTATGACTGAGGCGAGGACTGGCTTCCTCGGTGCTCAGCAGTACACGATACCACAAGGCGCCACGGAGATTCACCCTGACATCCGCAGGGACCTCGGGATGGAGCCCTGGATACCTGACCCCATCGAGTACGACCCGTTTGGCATGGCCCTTGAGCTTATACGGAGCACACCGGAGATAACAAGTATAGGTGTACCGGAGACGGACGCTGTCCAGAGGGCGCTTGAACTCGCGGCTGAGTTCTTATAGGAGGGACATCATGGCCGAGCTCGTCTATCAAACCTGGGAACGAATAACAGGCAGGCCGTGGTCCGATGCCCATGCGGGTGGCTTTACCACGGGCACCTACGACGAAAATATCGCCTTGCAGAAGCGACTGCTAGGCGGTTGGAACCCTTATGCGCCAAAGGCGAAGCCGGCACCAAAGCCGGCCCCGAGGCGTCAAGCGGCTGCTGCTCGTCCGGCCGCGACGCCGGCGGCCCTGCAAATAGAGCCTGGCATGTGGCTGCGTATCCAAGAGGAGTTGATGAAGCTGGAGCGGGAGATTGCGGCCGAGCAAATCCGCGTGCAGGAGGAGCAGCAGGCGCAGTTGCGGCGGACTACCGAACTCCAGTATGCAACCAGTCCGATTGACTTCGTAGCCTATGAACTCTACAAGCGCGAGCTTGAGGGGCAAGGCTTCGACCCAATGGCCGCTTCCCGGTCCGATGTGGACATACAGGCCATGATGGAGCAGCTTGTAGGTGGAGAAGGTGAGACTGGGCGCCTACTCGGCGAGTTCGGGGTGGACATCCCTGGGACCGAGCAGTGGAGCCGAAGCCAGTTTCGCGGCCTGGCTCAGTCGGAGCAGGATGTCCTGAGTAGCTTCCTACGTGCCGGAGTCGAGACCGGTGGGGGCGAGGTATCAATTGACCCAGGTGATTACTACCGTAGACTCGCAGAGGGCTTCGTACCGACACTACAGAAGCCTACCACGCAATATCGGTTCTAGGAAAGGAGAGACCAATGGCCCTTCATGACCCAATAGAGGATGCTCTGAATGAGAGGAAAAGGAGGGCTCGACTCGTCGAGGCAGGAGGCGCACTTAGTCCATCTAGGGTGCGTCCGCCTGGAAAGCCTACGGCTCTGCCGAGCGCTGCCTCATCCAGGGCGCGTCCGCCTGGAATCTTCGGGGCGACTGCGCCTGTTGAGCCCCCTGACCCGCTGTCACCGTTTCTGAACCTCACAAGACAGTTCATGTTCCCTATACGAAGACCCTATGGCCAACCAGTGCGGCCAGCAGCTTCGATAGGTGGAGGTGTATTCCCTGGCGCTGGTGTACCGGATAATGTCCGCAGTGCGCTATTGGCCAAGCTTCTCAGGTCGAGGCAGGCTCCGAGGTAACCTGTGACCCGCTTTTGGCAGTACCAGTCTCGGACTAGGTTCGACCGGCAGGAGACTAGCCGGTTCGAGACCTGGACTAGCCAGCAGTCGTTCCAGCGGCTAGCTAACCAGGCGCTTGCCGACCGAGGCATCGACCCTAACCTTATACCATCTTTGGGTGGCTATAGGCCTGATGAGCCTTTGGTTGGTACGCCAACGGCGCCAATGACCGATGCCGAGGTATCCTTCATGGGTGGGAGGCCTAAAGGTCTCGACCGGGGTGAGCCGACAGTTAAGGCCCAACACATGCTGTATTGGCGGGCAGGCCAGATTTATCGCGAGGGCAAGGACTACGAAGTCGCCATAGCACAGGCTAGAGCCGAGCTTCCGGCCATAGGCAAGTTTGAGCAAGAAGCGGCTGACCAGGCCTTTATGAAGCTGATTAAGGAGAACCGTCAATGGTCTAAGGGTACAAATGTCGGTCAGGCCGTTTCGACGTTCTGGCGTGACTGGGCAGGCGTTGATGAGAGCGCGACTCAGTCTGAGCGTGCCCGTGCATGGAGGCAATGGATAGGTCCAGAGCTTCGGCCGAGCGAGGTCACAGCCTACATACAAACCCTCATGCAGCTAGATACGGAGGGTCTGTCCGCTGACGAGAAGGAGTCTATGGCAGGTAATATCAAGCGCGCCGTTAGGTCCCAGTCTGGTCTTAAGGTGCTAGGTGTAACCATAGACGAGTCTACCCTAATCTGGGCTGCTCTATTTCCCGAGTTCACCGCCGCCATGTTGGTCGGTGAGGCCGCTGCGAGGCCAATTGGGCGGGAGATAGGTGGCGAGCAGGGCGAAGAGATAGCTGCCTTAGTGGGGGGCCTGGCCGGAGGCGTATCGCTGCCTAATCTGTCGAGGTTCGCCGTACGTGCTAGTGCTGCGGGCGCCACAAGAAGGTTTGCACCCAGGGCAGCTGAGGAAGCTGGAGGCTTCGTACCTGGTGGAGCGAGGGCTATACCTGAGGAAGTTACTATTCGGCTTTACCGTGGGACAGGCGCTAGCCCCCATGCTCCCGATAGTGTCCTGGGAAATCAGTGGTTCACTCCTAACGAGAATCTAGCTCGGGCTTATGCAGGTCCAAAAGGACAGATTTCCTTTGTTGACGTGCCCAGAGGCATTGCGGAAAGTAACCAGATGACCATTTCGGCAGGAAAGGCTGTCCGCATACATCCTGAAACAGGTTTGAGGGAGGAGATTCTACTTCCTCTACCTGGCAATCTTAAGAAAGGTGGCCTGGTGGCTCCTGGGGTCCGCGAAAGCGAGTTAGCGGGTCAGGCTAAGCCTCTCTCCGATGCTGGTGCTCCTCCAATAGGGCCACCCAAGCCTCCTTCGATTGAGCCGCCTGGTGTCGGCCCTCCTGGACGCATCCCCGTATCTGACCCTGCCGCCCGTGAAATGCTTGCCTTCAAGGAGGAGACACTCCTCAAGCCTGGACCGCTTACTCAGTTACCTGTCATACGCCAGGGCATTGCACTCCTAAGTCCAGGCACCGCTATGGGCCGAACGGTTTTTGTATCTGGCAACGCGCAGAGGGCCACGAGTGCCGTTGTCGAGACTCAATTAAGGTCGCGCATGACGCCGGCCATTGATGCTATCACTAGGGCTTGGCGCAACCATCGGCCTAGGTACATTGGCCCTAAGGCCAACCGTCACAAGGACACTCTTAAAGATTATGGTGACCACCCGGAGCACTATGCCGAGGTGCACCCTAGCATAGAGGCTGCCGCTGCCGAACTCAACCGAATTGATCACTTCCGTATCAGTCTATTGCGGGGCCAGTACGGTGTGGACCTGGGAGCCTACGCGCCAAAGAACCCGAAAGGCTTCTATAGTCCTACCGTCGAATCCAAGCTGAGCTTTGAGAAGGGCGTGGAGGCTATGGAGCGCGGCTTAGTAGAGGGGCCTTACATCGAGACGGCGCCTGGTACGGCTCGTCGCCTTGCTTCTGGTCGTACTCGGACTCGCACGTATGAGGGTGCATATGAACGCGGTCTTGCCGACTCGACCTTCACCGCGGAGACGGACCTGGCTACCTTGTTCGAGGTCCACGACTCTACTATGGCGAGGCTCGCCGGCTGGAACACGTTTAGGCTTGGCACCGAGGGACTGACTCGTTTGCAGGTGGCTGAGCGCCTCTACCCGAAGCTAGTCGCTGAGAAGGCCGGAGTAGATGATGTCCTCACCAGTCTGCGTGGGAGGCTTAATACCGCGATTAACAAGGCTCGGAGCCTAGGTGTTGCCGAGCGGAAGCTAACAAGTGTCAAGGGCAAGGCCGAGAAGAAGATAGACCCTGTCTACGAGCAAATCGAGAAACTGGGCGAGGAGTACGGACCTGAGTTGTCCCATCTGAGCGGTGAGGCTCATTCCCTCGAATGGTCAATTAATACTTTGGGACGGGTCACTAAGGGCATCGCCACCAAGAAGGCCGGTATCGATGTACCTGGTCTCAAGGCCGGCGTGAAGGCTGCTAAGAATCGCCTGAACGAGCTACGCCGCCGATACGAGAACGCCGGTACGGGTCGTTACCGTCTCAATAACTCAACAAGGCGCTATCATACTCCGACCGAATCGGAGGCCATAGATACCTTCCTCAGCCCTGACCTGGGCAGAGTAGGTACGGCTATATCCGACATATTGGATACCGTGAGAGCTACTGCCTTCTTCATCGATGCGAGCCTTATCACTATCCAAGGCAGCCTGGCAATGTTCTTCGCCCCGTTGGTGACACTGCGGCACGCCGACCAGATTGCGGCTCAGGTGTTCAAGGGCAACGCTCTTATGAAGATTGCCGAAGCCGAGCCCGAAATGGTGCAGGCCTTCGCCCGTGCCCAGGGTCGTGCCTTCGGCTTCGCCGGTGCCGAGTTCTTCTTCCGCCCGATTAAGTTCGTCAACGAGCGCCTGGGTGGTGCCGTAGAGATTGCTCGGTACAATATGTGGAAGAACGACAGGCAACTGCTGATGCAGTGGGGGCATCCTGTGAACATCGCCGAGGCAGAGGCCGCAAACGCCAACTCTAAGATGGTGCCGGCGCTGAACGTCTCGGAGCGCGGTATCTCGCCAGCCAGGGCCCGTGTTGAGCGAGCGCCGGTTGTGTCGCCGTCCTTCCTCCTGAGTCCTGGGCTGCTAATGAAGGACGCCACAAGTGGCCTCATCAAGCTCGGCGTCAGTCGCACCGCGAGCCCAATGGTTGCCTGGGGTAAGTTGTCCGGCCGTGAGCAGCTTGCCCTGTTCCGGGTTCTCAACTTCGCCGGAACTACAATGAGCCTATCAATCTCTACTGCTTTGCTGTCTGCTAAGGAGCGAGGTTGGACTCCTGGTGAGGCCGTACAGGCTGTCATTGACCCGAACTCTGGCCTATTCATGTCGTTGGTGCTTGGTAAGGTAGGCAGCATTTCAATGGGGGGTCCGTATCGCTCATTCATACGAGGCCTTACGCCTCGACTCCAGGACGGTCAGGTCGTCCCCCTTCCTATCCTGCCAAACCTAGTACGGCTTGTTCGCGGTAAGGCCAACCCGCCCTTCTCGGCAGCTATTGACCTCATCAGGAACAAGGACTACATTGGGCGCAAGATTTTAACTGAGGACTATCCAGTCAATGTCCTCCAAACCCTTTGGTACGTGTCGGAGACGTTCTCGCCGCTGAGTGCTGGTGCGGTATCCGAGAAGGTACGCACTGGCGAGCTTGACCCGATAGGTACACCTATTGAAGCCATCTCCCAGTTGGCCGGCACTAGCTACCGCGAAGCGACCGAGTGGGACCGCCTACTTATGAAGCGGGATGAACTGGCTCAGCGGGAGTACGGCCATGACTGGGACGACCTGGAGTTCCCTGCAAGTCAACGGGCGGCTCTTGAGAAGAAGTATCCTGAGGAACTGGTCAGGCCCGAGCCGCGGACCGAGCGTGGCTTGGCGCTCAAGGAGCACCGCGAGATAGGTGCCCGCTACGTTGAGCGGCAAACAACGCTTGATGCCGAGCTTCCAATCGGTCCTGAATGGCGAGAGGCGTACGGTGCACTGCGTGACCAGCAGGGCGGCTCGTATGAGGAGTGGGAGGCCAGTAACGCCGAGGTGGTGTCCTGGCTAGAGACGCTTGAGCCTGATGACCCCAATGAGCAGGCACTTCATGACTACCGTCAGGCCTTCCAGGATGCCAGAACGGCTTTTGGTGGTCTAGACATCGATAAGCTATCAGGTATACTGTCACGCATGGAGGACTCCTGGACTACTAAGCAAAGGCAATACGTCGAGCGTGAGACGGGTATCAAGGACACACCTCGTGTTCAAGAGTACAAGCGCGACCAGAAGGTACTCCGCCCCTATTGGGAAATCATGGACGAGATGTGGGACGACCTGAGACAGTCCTATCCTATCTATGAGCCGTATGCCGCCCTGGATGACTTCATGCAAGCCCAGGCTCAGGAGCTACTGGCACTAGGTGTGCCTCAGAACCAGCTTGCTCAGCGGCTAGGCCAAGTGCCCGCAATTACGGGCGTCCTCAACCTCGTCTCCGATGCGAGGTTCCAGTACCGCCTGCAGCACCCTGACGTAGATGCCCTCCTCATCAAGTGGGGCTATGCAACTGCACCTGCCGCGCAACAGGACCGTGCGAAGTCCGGAGGTAGGTTTGGAGGGAGTCGGTTCTAATGGTCACCGAGATGTTTCCCCTGGTACGCCGTGATGCCCTTCCCGAAGACAGTACCTACATAGACGACGGCTGCGAAGTGGCGCCTAGTTGCTTGTCCTGTCCTCTGCTTGTGTGCCGTTATGACCGTCCGGCGGGGCTGCGAAGTTTGCGTTCCGAGGCCCGTATGGACCTTGCCGCCGAGTTTCGTAGCAAGGGCTATTCGGCCAATGGTACAGCCGTCGCAATGGAACTGTCCAAGCGGCAGGTGTACCGCTTGTGGGCGACCGCTAGGCAGCGAAATGGTGACATTGGACTATCTGAGGTGGAAACGAATCGTGGTATAGTAGTCCTGATGGGAGAGTGTAGTAATGGCAGAGCCTAAAGTACCACCCAAGCAGCCCAAAGAGCCCGCACCGCCCGACCCAAACCAGGAGCTGGCGGATGCTATTGACAGTGGGCTCCCAGTTGAGTATGCGGACCAACCTGGTGGAAGTGTAACTCCTGCCTCACCGCCTGATACTTCGGCGGAGAAGGATGCTAAGGCCAAGGGTGACGGTGCTGAGCCACCCGAGAAGAAGGACGGCAAGCCCCAAGCCAATAAGGTCGAGCCTCCGGCTTCAAAGGAGGGGAAAGGCGATGAGAAGCCTGACGGTGAGCCACCCGAGGAGGGTGATGAAGACCCGCTGGCTGAGGCCTTCAAAGGCCTTAAGCCTCACGAGGTCATCCACAAACTTCTCGAGGATGGAACCGTTGGGCCTATACTGCAAGGCTGGTCCGACCGGGCCGGCGATGCACAGAGCGCAACCGCTGTTGAGCAGGAGCGAGGCGGTATTGCTGAGGAGGCGAAGAGTCAGGCCGAGAACAAACATTGGGACGAGCACTTCGGCAGTATGTCCGAAGAGGAGATTGGCGAGGAGCTTGCCAAGGACTCCAAGGCCGCGATAGCCTACTCTCGCTACCAGCAACGCCAGGAAGCCCCACCTGAGCTTGACCCTGAACGTATCGCGGAGACTTCCAAGCTGTACGGCTACGCGATTCAGTTGGCGACCTACGACAAGATGGTGAAGGAGTCGGAGCTTTCAGATGAAGTGAAGGCTAATCTGAAGGCCGAGAACTTCACGAACCAGGGACCTGACGGCATCATTGCCTGGGGCGGCGCCATCTACGGCGCCCTTATCGAGCAAGCTGCCGAAGTCAGGGCCAACGAACTCCTGGAGGAAAAGTGGGAAACCTTCCAACAGGAGCGCCTCGCGGAGACCGACGGCGAACGCCCGCCAATGGGTCGGGGACGAACGGCCGACAATCTCCCTGACCTCCTCAAGACGGATACGGGCAAGCTGTTTGAACATGCCTTCACTCAAAAGAAACCTGACAAATCATAGAGAGGAGTGAGCAACCTTGGACTTGACATTGCTCGAGGCGGCTAAGGCCTCTACGGATGTGGTCGAGAGGGTGGTAGCCAAGACCATCGTCGAGGCCTCCCCCATCCTGGAGTACCTGCCGTTCAAGATAATCAACGGCCCTGCATACCGCTATCACCGCGAGGCATCCCTTGGCACCATCTCGTTCCGTGGTGTGGGCGGGACCTACACCCCTGACTCCGGAGTCATCAACCCTGAGTTCGAGGCTCTGGTCATCATGGGTGGTGAGGTCGTCATCGACAACTTTGAGGTCGAGGTGATGGGCAACCTCGTGGACCTCAAGGGTTCCCGATACCGCATGAAGGCTCGCCAAGCCGGCATCACCTTCTCGGAGCAGTTCTTCGAGGGGGACACCATCGTTACCGAGTTCGGCTTCGATGGCCTTCGCAAGCGCCTGGTCGGCGGTCAGCTTATGGGCTCGGCCGTCGGTGCCACCCTGAGCCTTGCCCAACTGGACGAACTCCTGGACATGGTCATCGGCGAAAACTCGCAGAAGACCCTGTTCATGAGCCCAACCATGCGGCGCAAGGTAACAGCACTGGTCCGAGCCGTGACCGGCTCCGGCCTCATCAACTTCACCCAGGACGCCTTCGGCCGCCAGCAGATAGCCTATGCCACATGCCCGATTCGCGTCATAGTCCGTGAGGACGACGGTTCGTCCTTCTTCGGCTACGACGAGGACCCGGGCGACGGCGGCTTGGACACCGCTAGTATCTACTGTGTGCGGGCTGGCACCGACTACGTCCACGGCATATCCAACAAGAGTCTCCCTGGAGTCAAGGACTTCGGTGAGACCGAAGCCGCGCCTCAGCACAAGGGCCGCATCGAGTGGTTCCCTGGCCTGGTGGTTAAGCACCCTCGCGCCGCGGCCCGGATGCAAGGCATCACCAACACGTAGGAGGCAGCTATGGAAAACCTACCCCCAGGTGTCGTCGAGGAGAACGGCAAGTTTTACCGGATGGTTCCTAAGGTCTCGGCTGGTGGTGAGCCCTGGGAGTCAAAGCGCCCTGTGTCTCTGACCATCAAGGAGGCCCGCGAACGCCGGTTTGACTACTACCATCCTCAACTTGGCTGGATTCTGGAGGGCTACAAGCTGGAGAGGGACAGGACGCCTGAGGACAGGATGGCCGATACGTCCCAATCAATTCCGGCTGAGCCCCCTGAGCCTGACGCCATGAGGACGGCCGCTCCTCCCGCGGTGCCTGGGGGCGAGGTAGCCATAGCCCTCGATAACGAGTAAAGGAGGACTCAGTGAGCCCTAGAGATGTAAATCTTCAACTGGCCGACGCGGCCACGCCTATCACAGCCACCGGTCAGGCCACGGAAGTCGATACCGAGGGCGGCTTCTATGCCGTCGTCAGGTTCGAGGTCGGTGACCCTATCACGGACGCCAACGAGACCTTCGACTTCCTCGTTATGGCATCTATCGACGGTGGCAGCAACTACTTCCAGATAGGCGCCATCCGTCAAATCGTTGACGGCGACGAGGACCTCATCAAGTCGATTCCCGTTTACGTGCCTCGGTTCCCGCCTGCCACGCAGACGGTCACCAAGGTACGCCTCGAGTACGTAGTCGCCGGTACCACACCTAGCCTGCTTCTGAACTGCTGGCTGGAGCCTATGGTCAGCCTGGGTGTGCCTGCCATCGATGAAGGCCTCAACAACGGTCTAGCCGAACTGTCTTAGACGATTCACCCGCGCTCCTTTGTGGGGCCTGTTCTCGGTGGTCAGACAGGCCCCACAAAGTTACCGGGGAAGGGAGTTAAATGCCGCCTCCAAACACTAACATTGAGGTCCTTCCGTCAGCGGCTCGTATAGCTACCCTGAATAGTGCTGACCTAGACTGTCAGGGCCGTGGTGTCCACGTCATCATTGACGTGACGGTTGACCCTGCCTTAGCATCGGTTGTGCCTAAGATTCAGGGCTTTGACCCTCTCTCAGGGACATGGTACGACTTGCTCGTAGGCGTTGCAATCACCGCCGTTGGTACGACCGTGCTCAAGGTCTACCCAGGGATTGCGGTTGCGGCAAATGTGGCCGCGAGTGACGTGGTGCCTCCTGTCTGGAGAGTCCGTATGGAGCACGCCGATGCGGATAGCATCACCTATTCGGTCGGTGCAGCATTGGTGGCCTGATGCCCGAAACCTATGTACCCATCGTCCTGTGGCTTGCTCTCCAGACTGTTGTGCTCATTGCGGCCTGGGCACGGATGCAGACGCAAATCGGACACATGGCTGATAGCCTAAGTCGCCTGTGGAAAAGCCATGACGAGCTTCACCCTAGGTCATCCAACCCTGGCGAGCGTGAGCACAACGGACACGACCATGAGGAGGATGAATAATGCCAGCCGAAAGTGAGCCGCAGCGACGTGCAGCAGGGGCGGCTCTTGCCGTCAAGAAGGGTGAACGACCCGCATCCAGTCTCAAGGGGGCTGCCCGTGGTATGCTGAGCATGACACGGTCCCAGCTAGAGGACTTCGCCCGCAAGCCACCTACACCTCAGACCACTCGCGCGGCCGCCCACCTCGACAGGGAGCACAAGGCCATGCGAGGTGCAAACCCTCAATCTAGCCGTAAGAAGCCGAAGAGTAAGAGGTCGAGAAGCAAGGGAAGGAGCTAGACATGGCCGACTCATTGAAGGCGAGGTTGGCCCGCATCGCCGAGGACTACGATGCCGAGCCCAACGTGAACACGCGCCTACAGAGGCAGATTGACCTTCTGGCCGAGCACGTCCAGAAGCACCAGCACAAGGCGAAGCCTAAGGCCAGGCCGACCAAGAAGCCCAAGGCCAAGAAGCCTCGCAGTCGCTAGCGGCGAATCAGGTGTTCTACCGCATCGTCAGGATTGCGACAACGGAGCCGCACGGTAATACCTACGTGTTGGCTCACTACTGGCGGTCGCGGGCCGCGTTCCAACGAGGCGAGCCACCATCACGGATTAATGGCTTCCCGATGGGGCTCGCATCCAAGGTGGTTGAGGTGATGATATTCGATGCGCGGGGTTGGGCGCAGACACGGGGCGGTAAGTGGGTAGATGTGACCGACCCCCGTAACGTAACTGGCATCGAGGTCTGGAAGGTCCGGCCTATGGTGCTCGATAGAGGGTCGATGATACGTGAGGTCGTTGAAGCCTACTACTGGCGGGCCGAGGCCAATGATTACCCTCGTGACTACAGCAAGGAACCCGGCATACGTCGGTCTAAGGCCGACCCTAATGGTGTCCTGCTCGAAACTGCCTCACTAGTGGGAGAGGGACGGCTCGTACAGGGCCGCTAGTCCTATGCCTACATGGTCTAGCCGTATCCTTGCGGGGGCTGACGACGGCTACGCCGTGTTGGGTGGCTGCGTGACCGTCTCCGATATTTACCTTGGGATATTTGACCCATTCGGCAGTACGGTTGGCGCTATGCGGTACGACAATGTGCCAATACCTAACGGTGCAATCATTGACAGTGCTATCATCACCTGTACCTCTACATTCCCGCAGGCCTTCGTTGGGGCGGTCGAGGTCGATATTTTCCTGGAGCAAGAGGACGACCCGGATGACTTTGGGGCGCCCTGTACGATGTGGCAGCGCCATTTGGACGCGAAGGCCGCCGGCGCCGTCCTGACAAATTGGGTTACGGACTTCGCTGACTGGACGAACCAGGCGCTCGTCGATACGCCGGACTTCAAGGCAGGCTTACAGCAAAAGGTGGACGACCCAGGGTGGGCAGCAGGACAGGCATTCGTCATCTTTATGGCCGACGATGGCGATTCCGTTCGACGGATTACCGTCTCTAGCATTGAGAGGGATGGCTTAGGGCCACTCATGACTGTTGACTATCGGGTGCCCGTCTTCGGAAATCCGGCTCTGAGCGGTACCGCATATGCCAGGGGCGATGCCCGAGCCCTTGCTGGAGTAGGTGCTGGCGAGGCGTCACCTGCACCTGGGCAGGCCTGTGTGCCTGGGTTGCCTGGAGCCGATGCTGACGTTGTAGGAGCGCCCACAAGAGGTGTCGGTGTTGTGACCGCTGTGCCACCACCAGGAAGCGGTAGACAGGATTAGGGGTCGGATATGCCGGTAACCATTCGCGTCACGGTCGAGGACATAGTCGCACAGATGCTTACCTACGAGAGCATAGAGTTGCATCGGTCGGACACCCTCGGTGGAACCTACACTCTGGACGAGACCGAGTCCCTAGTAGCGGGCCAATTCCACTACACCATCGCGGATGCCGAGGGCGACCTCAACAAGTGGTACAAGTACCGGTTCCACCACGACACCGGCCCCGTTAACTCAGCCTTCTCAGACCCATTCAGGGTTGATGGTGTCACTAGGCTCCGTGGCCGGCAGGCTGCACTGGCCGAGTATGGTGGCGGCATCGTGATACTCAACTCGGGCACCGACGCGGATAAGATAACTACGGTTGACTACCGCGTCAAGTCATCATTGTTCAGGACCGACCGAGGCAAGGGAGCCTGGCTACTGCCCACTTCAGGCGACAACGCGGAGGTGGCGCGGATAATCTCGGCCACTGACCCGACACTTGGCACTATGACCGTGTTGCCGGCCTGGGCGGATGCCTTTGTGGATGGTGATGAGGTCGAGTGGCACTGGCTAGCCGACCCAACCGTGTGGAACGATGCACTGAACAGAGGCATGGCAAGGTACCACTATGTAGACCGCGTGCCGATAAAAGGTGTAGCCAACCAGGAGGAATACGACCTCTCCTCTATTCCCTGGATTATCGACAAGGACCAGATTACGGACCTGACATGGTATCCGACCACTGGCAAGGACGTTGAACAGTCCTACGCAGCGAGCGGTAAATGGTGGAAGCCAAGGATAGACCGTGAGAAGGTTGTACTGGCTATTTGGCCTCCAGTTGCGTCTACGGTTACGCTCTACCTGTACACGACTCGGCCTATGCCGCCTCTGCACACGGATGTCTCGGCTGCTCCGCCTGTCTGTGCTGAGGAGCTTGTGGCGGCTCTGACTTACGATGAGGTACTAGCCTACCTAAGCCGCCCAGTCCGAGGTACTGCCGAAGACCGTCGAGCATGGGCACGGCAGCGTTTAGCCCACGCCCCTGAACTACGTCGCCTACTTTGGAAGCATCGGCCTAAGGCTCGGTATGGTCGCCCGAGGCTCGCGTCTCCGCCCGTGGTTCCGCAACCGTTCAGAGCAAGGTAATGGTAGAGAAACTACAACACATCGGCACGGTCAAGATAGGCGCCGAGTCCTACGTGCTAGCCGACACGAAGGACCAACAGGGCTGGTCGGAGCAGTACCGCCATGAGCCACCCTGGGCCGATGGCCTACCATCAATGCTGTCGGCGCCGACTGATACGTGGCACCTTGGAGGGCTAAAGTCTAAAGAGGGGATTCCAGGGACCTCAGAGTACGGTCAGAATACGGATACTAGGTTTCCCTTCCGATTGTTGCCTGGGCCGGAGGTGACTATCGTTACCCTTACAGGTAGCATTGCCAACCCTACTCGTATCTTTGAGGCGCTGGGCTACATATGGGCTGTATGCGGTAGGTACGTGTACCGCGTAGACCCGTCCGACGACAGCATAGTGCAGTCCAAGGACTTTGGAGCTACTGTGGTAGGCGTTGATGGCCTCAGATGGGAGACGGACGAAGGTTGGGTGACCACTGATGAGGCTGACCGGTCCTTATGGTTGGTCAGTGTCATTGGCGGTCCTGATACTTGGACACAGGCAGCGCCTGGCGTTAAGCCCTATAGACTGGCAGCAGGAATTGATAGGATGTTCGGTATCCAGGCCGATGGACTCCTCCGCAACGTAGTTTCAGGTCAGCTCCCCTTGCCAGTCACTAGTTGGGCTGACAGGATTCAGTGCGGAGAAACCTCTACCAAGCCGACTGGTCTACTGGCCTTTGAAAAGACGGTCCTTGCAGGAAAGCCTGAGGGCCTATTCGGTGTCAGCCCGGAGGGCAAGGGTGTACCCCTTATCAAGCGCATGATGCGGGACGATGATAACTGTCTAGGTATGGCCATGCACGAGCCCTACGCCATTATACCTCACAGCCGAGGAGTATACAGGTTCCTACCAGGCCTTGTCGAGAGCATGGGCCTCGAGAAGGAACTCCTCAACGAGAGCCCTATTCGGGGCAGGTTCAAGGCCTTCGCTACCGACAACCAGTGGCTCAGAGGGCTTCTGCGGACGGATTCCGGGACGGACATAATGGTGGCTAGGGACAGGGCCGGCGGAGAGCCTGGGTTCGGCCCCTACATTTGGGATACCTGGCTGTGGCTGTCAGGAATTACAAGCCAGGCCTTATATTCGTCCGCTCTAACCGACCCTCCTCGATTGTGGTTCGGCCACGGCAACGATATAGCCTATGTCAAACTTTCCAACTCCGCCGGTGCTCCTGATGTGGATGACTCAGCGTATAGGTTTGCTCTGTCAGGCAACCGCTACACTCACAAGTACACGTTCGGGGACTGGCGGGACAAGGACTTCCCCAAGGTTGTCCTGGTCGGCAGGGGTACACTGTCAGCCACACGGTACTGGGACCTCTTCTACAGTGTGGACGGTGGAGCCTACTCAGCCCTAGACATCGATGGTGAGACCATGAGGGTGAACTCCGATGGCCTGCATACCTTCTATCTGCCGCTGACTGTTGTGGGCCAGGATGTCCAATTCAGGTTTGACTTCACGGGGGACTCCAATGCGGCTCCTCCTGAATTGAGCTACTTTGAACCGTTTGCTGTACCTCAGAGCCAGAAGATACCTGTCAACGTCATACAGCTACACCTCGCCCGTGACACTGCGTATGACATGGGGCGGGAGGCTCGCTCTGCGGCAGAGCAACTCGAGGACCTGCGTGTGCTGAACGAATCCGCGGACTCATTGAAGGCCAGCGGCCCTTGGGGTGAGAACAAGGATATGTGGCTAAGGTCCCTGCGGCTGGTCCGAGTTATACAGGAACCTGACATGGAGCCTGAATACCTTGTGGAGTTGGCATTGCAGGAGAGGAAGGTCGCGTAGGGTGCAGGA